TGGGTCGCGCCGCTGCTCGTATTCTAACTCGGCGCGGAGAACGTCGGGGAACCAAGGGTTATCCTTGTAGTTCACTTCCCGCACCACACTGTCAGGCGGCGGGTTGTCACTGCGCAGCAGCACCTCTACCGGATCAGTCGGTTCGTGCGGGTTCCATGTAAACCACAGTTCAGAGCCAGGCTTGCGGATCGTCGGGCGCAACAGATCAAGGCTGCGTTGCGAGAGGCTTTGCGCTTCTTCCACCCATGCGCAGTCCACACCTTCCAGCGACTTGATCGAATCGCTGGTGTGGTTCTGCATCCCCTGAAACAGGATGATCCCATCGCCGTAGCGGCTCTTGATGACGCTTTCCTGTACCTCGAAATACTGCGAGACGCCCATCGCCTCGATCTTTAGTTCGAGCAACCGCTTGACCGATTGCGCCAGCGATTTTTGAATCTCACGCACGCAAACGGTGCGGCGCTTCTGGTCGATCACGTGCGCCTCGATCACCGCCTCGGCAAAGGCGTGCGACTTGCCGGAGCCTCGCCCGCCATATGCGCCCTTGTAGCGGCTGGGTGAGAGGAACGGCTTGAACCAGCGCGGTGTTTTAATCTTTAACGTTGTCATCAATAATATCACGTTGAATGCGGGCCAGTAATCCGCCGCTAATGTTCAGTTTCGCCGGCTCGTTATAGCCGTGCATTGCGTTGAGTTCTTTGACCGCTGACACTTTCACCGCACCGCTGCCTTCACGATAGGCTTGCACCAGCGCCTTCACGGACATTTCACGCGACCAAAGTTGCTTTTCTTGGACGGCAGATCGCAGTTCGGCAACTCTAGCCGCAACCTTGCTGTTTTTCATTAACTCCGAGGCACGCGGATAGATCGTGTTGTCCTTCATGTCCTCCGCATCGTAAGCCCGCCGGTAAGCGTCAGCCTGGCCCAAGCCATCGGCAATGCCCTGACAGAACGCTTCCTGCTTTGCGGTGAGCTTAACGTGAGGCATTTATTCGGCCTCCAAATGTTGGAGCGCGCGGGTCGGAGTCTCACCGCCCAGAGCATCGGGGTACGATGCTGCCTGATCTTTCGCGCGCTTAGGATATGGTTTTGCAAGCGGCATAATACGCGCTTTCATCTCAGCGTCTAGAGGCATGAGGTAGCGGTGTTTGCCGGGAACTTTTTTCTTAGGCAATAATGTCTGAGATACTCCAGCATCATCAACGGTTTTTTTATGTGACCATTTGCCTTTGTAGAACACCTTAATCGCAGCACTAGATGGGCCAGTATAAAGCCAGTTCCCAGCCTGATAAATGCCGCCATGATGACCTGCCTCTGGGTCCGCATAAGACACGATCAACCGCAAGCCATCACTTTGCCGTTTAAGAAAACGCATGGCCTGTGCAGCAATTCGGCTTACTGGCGTTGCATGTGAGGTCAAGGCGATGCGGACAAGTTCACAACCTTCATCTTGTTCAAGGCCAAAAGGCTTTAGCATATTGTTGTTAGCACCTCTACCAAACAATACCACGCCAATAAACTTTCCTGATTCCCAAGCCCCAACCTTTACAAGTTTCCCAACTGGCAAGCACTTGCTGTAATGCCAATTCTCACAGGCATATTTAGCAGCCGCATGGGTTGCCCAATCAATACGAAGATCAGCCTTGGCCATTTTGCCTCAAATCAAACTCGTCACCACAATGAGGGCATTGCACCATCTTCGGTGACAACTCATCCAACTTTCCTTGCTCATCCTCTGTGCCAGGCGCGAAGTCTGGCTGGTCAAACATGGCAGCCATTTCCCCTATGCTAAATCCTGTCAGCAGAAGGTCAAAGTTCAAATCCCCCAACTCTTGCAGTTCCAGTTTCAGTAGGTTTTCATCCCACCCCGCATTAAGCGCCAGCTTGTTATCCGCAATCACCAAGGCGCGCTGCTGGGCCTTGCTAAGATGATCAAGGATGATAGCCGGCACTTCGTCCATGCCCAGCTTACGCGCCGCCAGGAGGCGACCGTGGCCAGCAATGATGGTATTCTCGCCATCAATCAGGATTGGGTTTGTCCAACCAAACTCCCGGATGCTGGCGGCTATCTGCGCCACCTGTGCATCCGAGTGTGTGCGTGAATTGGCTGCGTAAGGGATCAAATCCGCAACGCGGCGCTGTTCAATTTTTGGCATCATGCCCCCGCATACCATTTCTCAACCATCAATTCCAGTGCCACGCTTGCCGGGCCTGTGATGCTCTGCTGGCCGCTTTCCCAGCGCCGGACGGTGCGCCGTCCTTCACTGCCCATGCGCAAGACTGCGGCAAGGTCAGCTTGCGTCATGCCGAGGGACTGGCGATGGGATCGGACTTGTTCGGGGGTCATTTCTCTTGCTCCTGAATGCGTTCGCCAATCCAGCGCATAACTGGAACAGCCATTGAATTGCCTAGTGCTTTGTAACGCGGGCCATCTGGTGTCTGATCTTTACCACGCCACGGGACGGCAGTGTAGTTGTCTGGAAAGCCTTGCAAGCGTTCGCATTCAACTGGAGTGAGGCGGCGGACGGCGGATTGGACAGCCACCACGTCCGGCCCGCGGTCAGCGCATGGACTGCCGTCATGCCGGGCTGACAGGGTTCGGGCCGTTTCCCCAAACGCCACCGCCGGCACTTGCGACCGCTGCAATTGCGCCGTGTCTTTCGGGTCTAGTCCGCGACTGTCGCCGCCAGACTGCCAATCAAACGCCACCGCAGGCAAAGGATGCCCACCACCTGTTGGGCTGCCTTTCATGATCGGCCCCGTTGGCTCCCACGGCTCATGACCGTTGTTTTCATAGTCAACGCCGCCGATTATAGCGCTAGGCACAAACAACCCACCACCCTGATTGATATGTTGATTGTTCTGCCCATGCTTGGCTCCGAAATTAGCATCAAGCGTGGGCGCAACTTGGGCTGGCCAAGGGATCATGTAACCAGCTGCGGCGTGATCTGCGCTGTTAGACCAACCGCCACTTTTTCCAGCGCAAGCCTTAAAGGTTCCGGCAGGCTTTTTCCCCGTTTCTCTGCGCGGCGCAGGATGCCCTGACAAGCTGTGCTGCTCAAAAAGAACCGCTGCGGCACGTCTCCAGTCTCCAAGGTATCCGACAACGAACACACGACGGCGGCGCTGGGCCACTCCGAAGTACTGAGCGTCAAGAACTCGGTAGGCGAACCCATACCCGAGTTCGACCAACCCTCCGAGAATGGAACCAAAGTCCCGTCCGCCTCCTGATGACAAGACGCCGGGGACGTTCTCCCACACCAGCCATCGGGGCCGTGTTCTGTCAGCAAGCCTAAGAAACTCAAGGGCCAGGTTGCCACGATCATCATCCAGTCCGCCTCGCAAGCCTGCGACACTAAAGGACTGGCAAGGGGTTCCTCCGACAAGAAGGTCAATTGGTTCATAATCTCCGTCCTTGATTGTGGTAAAGTCACCGTGCAGCGGCACGTTTGGATAATGGTGCGCCAATACGGCACGGGGGAACGGCTCAATCTCGCTGAAGAAAGAGGCTTCCCAACCCAAGGGATGCCAAGCTGCGGTTGCGGCCTCAATGCCGCTGCAAACGCTACCGTAACGGATCATGCTTGCTGATCCTTGTTGGTGCGGCGGTCAGCCTCAGCGTACATCTTGGCGAGAGCCGCCTCTGCTTCCTCTTGCGAGGGCCAATCGCCGCCCGCGTCTACGATGCGGTCAATGATGAGCATCAAGTCTTCGTTCATCTGCTTAGTCCCTTTCGGTGGGGCATGGCCCCGGTTGGTGTTGTCCGCTCATGGGGCAATTTCTCCCGCCATGCAAGCGTTTATTTTGGGGAGGCCGGAGCCTCCCCGGTGGTGGTTAAAATTAGCGGTGCTGCCAAGTTTCAAGCCGTCCGATGATGTTGCCCAATATGTTTGCGTCACGCGCCAAGCCTTCGCGTTCTATCGCGCCTAGTATCCGCATTAATTCGGACTTGATCGGATTAATCTGCTTCTTGAGTTCGGCGGTGCGCGTTCTTTTGGTCATTGGTAGTCTCCCGTTTGGTGGGGCAATGCCCCGGTTGGTGGGGAGGCCTGGGCCTCCCCTACGCATCAAGCAAACAAAAAGTCTTTTGCCTTGAAGCAATGCCCAAACCACCGAGGCATTGGATTGTTGCTAGCCAGGTCGGCAAACGCCGCCCATTCAGCATTGCCGTTTTCGTCGAAGCGAAAGCAACGATCCTGCAACTGATATTCAGCGGCATCGGTAACTTCGATGAACACGCCGCCAGCGAGGGTAGAAAACTTAACGAGCATAAAGGCCTCCTATGTTGGCAGCAGAATTGCTGCAAGGCTTTGTGCGCTGTTGATGTCCCCTCATGGGGCAATTTCTCCCACCATGCAAGCGTAAAAATGTGCCGCGCAAAAATTATTTTGCTGTAGCCTAGAACCGCTCCGCACCGCTTGGCCCCTTGGCCCCTATTCCTTAAGGAATATAGGGGCCGGGAGGGGCCGGAAAAGCGGCTTTTTGCCCCCTTGGCCCCTATTTCCCCTAGGGGCCAGTTAGGGGCCAGTAGGGGCCAGCTTTGCAGCATTCAATGGGGATGC